CGGCCCCGGCAAGACGATCGCGCTGCTTGTTTCTTACCTCCAGCACGTCGGAAAAGGCTACGGCGCGGAGTGGCGCGGAGTCATCTTCCGTCAGACCTACCCGCAGTTGTCCGACGTCATCACCAAGTCGAAGATCCTGTTCAAGGAGATATTCCCGCAGGCGGTGTACAACATCACCGAGCACAAGTGGTCCTTTCCTGGGGGCGAGGAGCTGCTGTTCCGGCACATGAACAAGGAGTCGGACTACGCGTCCTACCACGGCCACGCCTATCCCTTCATCGGCTGGGAGGAGCTGTGCAACTGGAACAACCTGAAGCTCTACCTGCTGATGATGTCCTGTTGTCGTTCTCCCATCAAGTCGATTCCGCGCATGTACCGCGCGACGACGAACCCCTACGGCCCGAACCACAACAACGTGAAGGCGCGGTTCCGCATCCCGCGGATGTTCGGCAAGGTGATCCGCGACGCGGTGGGCAAGGACGGCAAGCTGGAGCCTGAACGCGTCGCGCTGAACGCGCTGCTGAAGGAGAACCGCATTCTGCTCGACGCCGATCCCGGCTACATCGACAAGATCAAGATGGCGGCGCGCAACCCCGCCGAGCTGGCGGCGTGGGTTGACGGCTCGTGGGACATCACCTCCGGCGGCATGTTCGACGACATCTGGCGCGAGGATGTGCACTGCGTGCCGAGTATTCCCTACGGCAAGATTCCGCGCGCCTGGCGCATGGACCGCGCGTTCGACTGGGGCAGCAGCAAGCCGTTCTCCGTGGGCTGGTACGTGCAGAGCAACGGCGAGCCCATCGTCTACAAGGGGATAAAGTACGGATCGGTACCGGGCGACACCTACCGCATCGCCGAGTGGTACGGCTGGAACGGCGAGCGCAACGTGGGTCTGAAGATGACGGCAGGCGAGGTGGCCAAGGGCATCCGCGACCGCGAGGACGACTGGGGCATCAGGAGCCGCGTTCTCCCTGGACCTGCCGACTCGTCGATCTTCGACAAGGAGAACGGCGTCTGCATCTCGGACGACATGGCCAAGGAGAAGATTCGCTGGGAGCGCGCGGACAAGCGGCCCGGGTCGCGCAAGCTGGGATGGGAGAAGATGCGACAGGACTTCAAGAACGCGCTGCCGCCGGTCGAGGGGGGACCGCGCGAGAAGCCCGGATTCTTCGTGTTCGACTGCTGCCCGCAGTTCATCGAACTGGTACCATCGGCTTCTCGCAGCGATAAAGACCCGGATGACATCGATACGGAGTCCGAGGATCATATTTTGGACGAGACACGTTATCACCAAAAACACAAGCCCACGGTCTTATCCCGACGCTCCTTTTAACATAGACTCCGATAACCATGTCCGTCCTCTCGACCAGCAAGCCGTCACCCACCGACCCGTCGGTCACCAGCGCCGCCTACGACAAGATGTCGCCGCGGTGGTTCGTGATGAACGCGATCCTGGGCGGCACGGAGACGATGCGCGAGCACGGCGAGTCGTTCCTGCCGAAGCACACGGAGGAGGCGCAGGACAACTACCAGAACAGGCTGAAGACGTCCTACCTGCTCAACATCACCGAGATCACGCTGGACAACCTGATCGGCAAGCCGTTCGAGGAGCCGCTGAAGCTCGACGACGACGTGCCGCCGGAGATCCGCGGCGTCACCGACCCCAAGACCGGGATGCCTGACCCCAGCAAGCCGGGGCTGGCCGAGAACATCGACCTGAACGGCACCGACATCGGCGTGTTCTGCCGCGACTGGATGCGCAACGGAGTGGGCAAGGGGTTCGCCCACGTCCTGATCGACATGCCGCGCGCCGCGCCGAAGCCTCCCGGCAAGAAGCGCACGCTGAAGGACGACAAGATCGAGAACATGCGGCCCTACTGGGTCCACGTCGCGCCCGAGAACGTCATCTTCATGCACGCGACGATGACCAACGGCGAGGAGAAGCTGGACCAGGTCCGCATCGTCGAGCGCACCGTCACGGTCGACGGTTTCATGGAGGTGCCGGAGATATTCATCCGCGTCCTGACGCCGGGCCACGTCGCGATGTACAAGCGGTACGAGGTGAAGGGAAAGGTGGTGTGGAAGATCGACGAGGAGTGGGACACCGAGCTGGACTACATCCCGTTCGTCACCTACTACCCGAACCGCGAGGACGTGGGTCTCGCCAAGCCGCCGCTGCTGGACCTCGCCTACCTCAATATCGCTCACTGGCAGTCGACCAGCGACCAGAACAACATCCTGACGGTGTCGCGCTTCCCGATGCTCGCCGGCAGCGGCATCCCGGACGACGCGCAGCAGAACGTGAAGATCGGGCCGCGGCAGGCGCTTTTCACCACCGACCCGGCCGGCAAGTACTACTACGTCGAGACGACGGGCAACGCGATCAACGAGGGCATGAAGCAGATCGCGGCGCTGGAGGCCCAGATGGCGGGCTACGGCGCCCAGTTCCTGAAGAAGCAGCCGGGCCGCTACACGGCCGCCGCCCGCGCGCTCGACAGCGCCGAGGCGATGTCCGCGCTGCAGGTCTGGACCATCGCATTCGTCGACGCGGTCGAGCGCGCGCTGGCGGTGACCTGCGACTGGCTGAAGATCAACAGCACGGGCGGCACGGTGGAGATGAACACGGACTTCATCACCACCGACAACGATCCGATCGCGATCTCGGCGCTCCAGGCGGCGCGCGCGGCGCGCGAGATCTCGCGTAAGACGTTCACCCGTGGGCTGTGGGAGCGCGGCGTGCTGCCGGACAGCTACAACCTGGACGCCGACGTGAAGGAGCTGACCTCGGAGCCCGTATTCGTCGCGCCGCCGCCGGCTCCGACCGACCCAGGCCCTACCCCGATCCCACTGAATCCGCTATAAGTGGCCCAATACCGTTCATTGCGTGGGGTGATCCCCGCACGATGAAGAGCGATTCTTCACCACCAAGAGAGGTTTACGCACATGGATTTCGATTTCGATGTTCCCGTCACCGACCTAGCCAAGGTTCCCGAGCAGTTTCGTCCCCTCTACGTCACCGCCCAGGACGGCAAGATCGGTATCGACGTCGCCGACCCGAAGGTCAAGGGTGCAGTTGAGGCGATCAGCGGCTTCAACAAGGCACTGAAGGCCGCTCGCGCCGAGGCGAAGGCGAACAAGAGCAAGACCATCGATCTGGCGCCGCTGGCCGAGTACGGCGACTCGCCGGAGACGATCCTGTCGCGCTTCAATGAGATGAACGGGGAACTGCAGGAGCAGCTCAAGGCGGCCGGCAAGGTCGACACCGGCAAGATCAAGCAGGATCTAGCCAAGCAGTTCACGGGCGAGATCGACAAGCACAAGTTGCGCAGCACCGCGCTGCAGAACCAACTGTACGGGATGCTGGTGGACAACGCCGCGCTGACGGCCGTCACCGAGATGAAGGGCACGCCCGAACTGCTGATGCCGCTGATCTCCAAGTCGGTGAAGGTGACCGAGGTGGACGGCAAGTTCGTGGTGCAGGTGGTCGATGCGGCGGGCGACGTGCGCTACTCCGGGACCACCGGCAACCCGATGACGATCAAGGAACTGGTCGCGTCGATGAAGGCGGACGACAAGTACTCGCGGGCGTTCGACTCGGAGCACCAGAACGGGGGCGGCGGGGCGGATGCGAACGGCTCACGTCAGCAGGTTCGTACGCAGGTGAAGGTGTCGGACATGACGCCGATGCAGAAGATTGCGGCGGGGTTGACGAAGGGGCAGGCTTCGCGCAGGTAGTTTGCTGGGCGAGTATTATCGAACGGGCGTCCTAGTCGACGCCCGTTCTTGTTTGTAGGAGATACCGATGACCGAAGAGCAAGTCAAGTACATGGTGGATCGCTTCCTGGGCTGGAGACTGCCCAAGGATTTCCGGCCGGATGCGGGGATCAGCTTCACGCGTCCGAACTACCATCCGTCGGTGGACGCTACGCCCAGTGGGACGAATCTATTCGACGCGGGGCAGGCTGAGGAGATGGTTCGTTTCATGATCGACGGGATGCCGTCGGAAGACAGAGAGGTTTAGCTCATGGACAGAGATATGCTGGTGCAGATCGGCGCAGGTCCGTATGCCGATGCGCTGCTGGCTGGATGCGCCCAATTCAACATTATCGACGTGCATGAGCAGGCGATGTTCCTGGCCCAGCTTTCGCACGAGAGTGGGGGTTTCTTGCACGTGGTGGAAAACCTGAACTACAGCGGGGCCGCGCTGTGGTCCTTGTTCGAGAGTCATTTTGCGAGCGCCGATGAGGCGAACAGCTATGCGCGGCAACCGGAGCGGATCGCCAATCGAATCTACGCGAACCGACTGGGCAACGGCCCAGAGGCATCGGGCGACGGGTGGAGTTTCCGTGGACGCGCGCTGCTGCAGCTGACCGGACGGGATAACTACACGGCGTGCTCGAAGATTCTGCACGGAGACGACACGCTGATCGTCAATCCAGACCTGCTGGCGCAGACGCCCGATGCCGCGGTGTCGGCTTGCTGGTACTGGTCGGTGAACGGACTTGCGGCGTTGGCGGAGCCGGGGACGATGGAGGCGTTTGTGCAGGTTTCAGCGAAGATCAATTGCGGGCGTGCGGATGCGCCGGAGAGCGAGATCAACGGGCTGCAAGATCGGGTGGCGCGGTGGCAGCAGATTCAGGTGGCGTTGGGGGTTGGCGGGTAGATTTTATTGTCTTTTTGACGTAGACTTGACGAAGCCCAGACCGCTGGCGAGCGATCCGGGCTTCTTACCTACGAGGATTTCTGGGGAATCGACGATGGCTGATGGGATTGAAGCAGATTTAGGGATAGAAGTAAAACCCAAAAAGAAGAAGGGTCGAAGCGGAGACTGTTGCTGGATACGGGATTCTCCAGCCAGAGCTGAAGCAAGGCGCCTTGAGCAGGTTAGTTTTATACCCGAACGCCCCTGCAATCGTGGGCACGTAACGCCCAGAAGTACGAGGGACGGCCATTGTCTGAAATGTTCGTCTATCGGCATATTAGCCTGGGCAAAAACAGAAAAGGGTAAACATTCCAAAAGAGCGTCGCGTGTGAAGATGTTCACGAGTGTGCAATATCACGGACGACGCATCATTGAAGACCGAGACCGCCGAGCCGCTAATCCAGATTACTTGATTTACGCAAGAAGAAAGCGGGGGCTTCCAGAACCGACTCGGCCTGTTCCCGATGCCTGCGAGTGTTGTGGTTTCATCCCACGCAAGATTCGATTGCACCTTGATCATTGTCATGAGACAGGCGCGTTTAGAGGTTGGGTATGTCGCCGATGCAACACAGGAATCGCCTACTTAGGCGATAACCTCGAAGGCGCAAGAAAAGCCGTTGCTCACTTTGAAAGGGTGCTGGCCCAACAATCCGCATCGAAGGCCCTTGTGGACGGGGCAGTAGTGGGCTAGGATTCCCATCAGTTACTCCAAAGAAGCGATTTCTTGGAGGCGATAGGCCGCACAGTGAATGCGCCGCCGTCTACCAGTAAACAATCCTCTTTGGAGACTCAAATGGCTTCAGTTACTTTGCTGGAATCTGCCAAGCTTGCGCAGAACGAGTTGATCAGTGGGGTGATCGAGAACGTCATAACCGTCAACAGGCTGTTCGACGTTCTCCCCTTCGACGCCATCGACGGTAACGCTCTCGCCTACAACCGGGAAAACGTACTCGGTGCTGTGATCGTCTCAGGCATCGACGACGATCTCACGCAGGTTCAGGGTGGCGCTGCCAAACAGCCGGCGACGTTTACGCAGGTTACCTCCAGTCTGACAACCCTGATTGGGGACGCGGAAGTAAATGGCCTGATCCAGGCCACCCGCTCCGGCGACGGCAACGATCAGCGCGCCGTGCAGGTCGCGAGCAAGGCGAAGTCCTGTGGACGGCAGTACCAGAATCTCCTGATCAACGGCACGGGCACGGGCAACCAGTTCCCCGGCTTGATCGTGCTGTGCGACAGCACCCAGATCGTCCCGGCCGTCGGCGGCAACGGTGACTCGCTCAGCTTCACGCTGCTCGACAACCTGATGGATCTGGTGACCGACAAGGATGGCCAGGTGGACTACTTCACCATGAACGCCCGCACCATCCGCAGCTACTACGCGTTGCTGCGTGCGCAGGGTGGCGCGCAGATCGGCGAGACGATGGATCTTCCGAGCGGCGCGACGGTCCCGGCCTACCGCGGCACGGGCATCTTCCGCAACGACTGGATTCCGATCAACCAGACCACCGGCTCTTCGACCAGCACCACGTCGATCTTCGCCGGTACCCTGGACGACGGTTCCCGTTCGATGGGCATCGCCGG